CACCTCCGGATTCGAGGTTCTTCATCATGTTATACATAACTTCTGAGCCTTTGTCTACATCTCCATCGCCAGCATTTCTGACAGCATCAGCTGTAAATACAAATTCATTTTTAGATAATCTAGCTGGTACGTCATCTGCTTTCTCCATTCTGCCTATTGGCACAAATCCACCATTATCTCTAAAATCCATTTCTTGACCACCCATATCTAACAATGGCATAGTCTTAGTAGCCACAGGTTCTTTAGATCCTTTTTGATAACCCATTCTACCACCCTCTGCTGCAAAAGTGCTACCAGTAAATCTAGATGCTAAAGTATTATAAGGGTTGTTTCTTATAGCTAATAATTCTTCCATTGATAGTTTTGGTCCTCTATCTAATTGAACTTGTTCTTCTTCCTCTTGCGATGCCATTAAACCTGATAATGCAGATACTATACCAATAGTTTTTAAAGGACTTAAATTTTCTAAAGCAAATTTACCAGCTCCCTCTTTTAAAAAACCTTTTTTAAGTAGATTAGTAAATCCTCCACCTCCACCTCCACCAAAATATGCAAGACCACCTAATATTGCAGCCTTACCAAGTGGTGACTTTGTAATTTTTTTAACAGCTCTTGATGCTTTCTTAACTAACTTACCTAAGAAATACATTTGTCTACCTGTTTCAAGGTCCATGATCCCACCTTCGGCAGCACCTATTCGTCCGCCATCTGCTGCAAATTCGTCAAAGTTAAATATAGAACCCGCGAATCTTGGTGCTAGTCCACCTAAATTTCTTGTAGGTGTTGTATCTTCAGGATCTTCAGTATTTGCAAAACAATACGCTGGTGGATTAGGTCCTTTACATGGATCTGTAATTGCTGCTGTTGCTTTATCATCAGGTGATGTAAGATCGGGTTTGCCTTCTGGTCCATAAAATGCATCTTCAAAATCGCTTTGAGATATAATTCCAGTTCTTTCAGCTTTATTAATTGCTTCTGCTAACCTGTCTGCATCGGTTATATTCTCTCCAGTCATACCATAATATGCAGCATCAAACATAGGGTCTGATTCTTCATATACATTTAATTTTGTTGGAGCAAGAGATTGAATAATTTGCTCTGCAAGTGGAACAAAACCTTTTTGAGGTAAAAATTTTTTTTCGTATAATTTTTTTAATTGATTAATTCTAAATTTTTCTGCAATATTTAAACTTCTTCTTTTATAATCTTTTCTTGTTTCTCCTATTTTCCTGTCATCTTCTAAATTAAAAATTTCTCTTAATTCTTTATCTCCTGGTGGTTGATATGGACCACTCTTTCCATACACACTAGAATCTTGCTCACCAGGTTTTGCATCTTGTTTAAAACCTTTTGAGGCTGCTTTCCCACCACCAACATTTCCATAACCTTTTGAAGCTCTGTCTTTAGCTTTATCTGGAGCACCAAAATCAGCGCCACCACCCGCTTGATATAATTGTCTTGCTATTTGAGTTCTAGTTATCGCCATCGTACTATTCTATTTTGTTTTAGGGAAAATATCAAGTTTAGGCATTACCACAGTTACGTCTTTTCTAATCTCAGACTCTGGTATACCCTTTGATTTCCACTCGTTATCGTCTTTGTATTGTTCACCTGTCTTCAGGTTTGTTATCTTTTCTATTATCTCTTTTGGATAAATTTTTGGTAAGTCTTTCATTACGTTGTTACCTCTCTAGGCTGTATTTCTAATATTGAAGCTATGACGTGCAGCTCATTCGCGTCACTTGCCTGTACCTTTAATATCTCACTTTCCTCCATAACAAGAGGCTGAGTTAAAAGTTCTGTTGTAGCGTTACCAGCTATGGCTTTTGTTTTAAATAAACTAAATATATTAGAACTAGCATCTACCAAAGTTATAGTTATGTTAGCTCCAGACCCTGCATCTTCAGACACTAATATTGATTTTATTACAGCTGTTCTAGCTGTAGGAACAGTATACAGAGTTGTTAAATCTGTGGTTGTTAAGTCTGCTTTTTTATTAATAAAACTGTTAGCCATTATGCAAAAAAGAAAGCTTCAGCTTCCGCCTCCTCTTTTAATTCTTGTTGATAAGTAGTATTAAGTTTTTGAACAATACCATCTAAATCTCTTGTTTGTGCCTCTGCGATTTGGTAGTCATATTCACGAGATGCTCTTGTTATTTCTTGTACTATTTTTGCCATTATCTTCTTCCGTCTGGTTGTATGTCTAATCTAAAAGTTCCAAGTCTCCAATCTTGACTAGATCCTGTATTTTCAACTTTTAACGCTATAGCTCTTGCTCTTGCACGTGTATCAACTTTTTTAGTTCCTGAAGTTATATCAAATGGACCAAGAGAAGAACTTGTTTGACTGTCGTTAGGAAAATCTCTTAAATTTAATGTGACTCTTGTTGTTCCTGTTTGAGATATAAAATCAGGTATAAATCTTCTTATCTTCATAAGAAATTCTCCATCACCTCTAAAATCAGCAGTTCCTGTTGTAGAACCTCTTGGAACTCTTTGTGTAATATCAAAATCACCAGACTCAACACTAGCAGCAATTGCAGATATAGTTCCGTTTCTGTTTTGATCAGTCCCTGTTTCATGTTCATAATAACTTGTTCTACCTTCTGTGTTGCCCACAACATCAAAAGATGTATCCGTTCCCGCATCGTATTCTAGTGCGTGTGGTTTTCCAAACACAGCAGAATCTTCCCACATAGTTCTAGCAAGTGATCCAACAGTCCACACAGGTCTTTGTGGTGATGAATCAAAATAATTATATGCAACTTGTTTATTAACCACTGATGATCCTGTAGTTGGATAAAACCAAATAACTTCACCAAACAAATTATTTAATCCAGCGGATACCATCTGATTACCAGATTCTAGATTTATATTATCATAAACAAAATCCTCTACCAAACATGGTAATGATTCTAATTTACCAGCGTATCTAAAAAAACCATTCTCTGACATCCAGTAAGCAGCACCATCAACTTCTACGCATGCATTTTGTCCAACTAATCCACAGTTAGTTCCAACTTGTGAAAAAGCAAATGTGAAAGGAGAACCAACAAAACGTTGAGTAAATAGTGCAGTGTCAGTCCAAACATAAATTGCATCTCTACCTCTAATAGCTCCCATGATCTGTGATCCATCAGCCAGTCTTTGTGTACCGGCTGTATTAGTTGCTGTTGGTGCATACGTGTTTATATCTTCTTGGTCTGAGAATCTAATAAACATATTATCTTGTGTAGATGTATCTCCAATAGTTGTTTCTGTTCCAAAGAATACTAAGTGTCTGTCTGGCGTAGATACTATCATGTGCCTTGATGCTGTTGGTGCGCCTGTTATAATCGCTGCTCTTGTAGTTGTTGCATTTGACAAACTTGAGTCCCATGAAAAAACTGCACTGTCGTGAATTAAACAAATTGCTTTATCTCCAAAATTATCTAATGACCACATACCAGGTTCAAGAACTAAATCACCTGATGCAGCTTCTCCCCACGCAACAAAGTCTGTACTATTTGTAACAGTTGCACCATCAGAGTGTGATGATCGAGTTGAGTTTCTTACAGCTCTTGTAATACCTGTTAAATCATTTCCAGATACACCTGTGTATGATATTTCTTCTGTGCCTATCTGCACAAAGTTTGTACCGGAGTCTGGAAACTGTGAAGCATCAGTTAAAGTAATTGATGTTCCAGATCCACCTGTTCCTGCTGTATCATCAAGTAGTGCTCCGTTTAAAGTTGTAGTTCTAGCCGAAGTATCCTCTCCACCCCAAGACCCTAATCCCCAACCAAATCCTTTTGCTTGAACAGCAGGTCCTACAGGATAATAATGTTGAACTCTAATGCCTCCAGATGTTGAAGCACCAGAGCCAGACTCATTTGATGGCATAGTTATTGTTAAAGTTGTAGCGGTGGGAACCGTAGTCACCATAAATTTTTTGTCATCAAAATCAGATGAACTAAAGTTTGAATTAGTTGCAGAACTAAAATTATCTAATAATATTATATCTTGAGGATTAATTCCGTGTGATGTACTAAAAGTTATTGTAACTGTCGGTGATCCGTTGGTCGTGGTGAATGCACTAGTTAGAGTAGTCGTAGATTTAATTGGGTGTATATCATAAAATACACCTCCTGAAAACGCGTATAAAATTCTATTTGTCCCTATAATAGCATATTTTCTAGACAAGCTATTAATAAAGTGATGTAATCCTCTACCTGCACCTGTAAGCTCATTTTGACCTGAGCCACCTAATTGATTCCATCCACCTATTTTTTCTGGTATGCCATATCTAAAACGGACATTATCACAATCTATCCACTGACCCTCTGCCCCTGTAGCTGTAATTTGTTTATTAATACCTGGTTGAAACCCTATTTTTTGTAACATAAAAAACCTTTATTTTATTGTATATTATACAATAAATATATTTTCTAGTAAAAATTATAGGCTAAACTTATCCTAAAATCCTTGTCTTTTTGCTTGTCAACACAATGTGGAAGATAGCTTCTAAATACAACTAACCTACCTGCTACTGATTTATACCTTACAGGACAGTTTATTCCAAGAAAATTTTTATGACCAATATTTCTAAAATCAGTGGCTGGGGATTTTATTATCAAACTACTTGATTTATTGTTACTTTTTAAAAAATACACGCAAGAAAGCACACTATTGTAGTGCTCATGATACTCTTGAAAATCATTTTGTCTATATACGTTAAACCAAGAATCCATAGAATTAATTTTATACGTCATGCCTGTTTCTTCTATGTATTCTTTAACTTTATCTAATATCCATTTATTTAAAGAATTAAATTTATTGTTCTTGTGCACTTCATGAAAACCATCACTAGTATTATATGTTGTATCAGATATCCAACTACTACCTCCTTTTTTAGTTTTCTTCATTAGAGATAGACACTCTTTAACCAATTGAGTTTCTATAAAAGAATGGTTAGGGTTATCATAATAACCTATTTGAGTTGGCCACCAGTTTTCAATCATTAAATGTAAACCATCCTGTAGCCACGTATTTTTTATGTTTAAGACTAACTTGTCCCTTATGTGTATGAGTCCAATCAGTTGGCCATATTAAAGTTAAACCTTTTTTAGCTGGCGCTGTTATTTTTTGATATTTAAAAATAGTGCCTCCATCTGAAACATCATTTAAATATGTCATAAATACTAAAATTCTATTTGCATTTACTAATCCACTTCTTTCAAAATGAAACACCTTATATCCCCCACCTTTTTTATATCCTTGCAAATTAAAATAACCATTTACATTAAAACGATCTACGTAATTTAGCTCTTTATATTTTTCTAAATATTGATTTAAACATTTTTGTAACTCTTCCCTATATTTTTTTATTAATTTATTTTTATTATTTGGTTGTATTATCATGTCTACAGAATCTTTTATCTTATCATCAACCACAATTTTACCTCTAATTCCAAAATAACCTGCTGTTTTATTTGAACTGTTTTTATAAAATTTTATTAAATCGTCACATAATTTTTTATTTATGTGCCAACCTCCAATAAAACTATCGTGTGGAAAATATTCTTCTTTCATAATTTAATAATGTGCGTAAGATAAAATAATTCGAGGAGTTAGACCAATTGCTTTGTGTGTCATTCCAGGTGGTATTATTAATAAATCTCCTGGGTTTAATTCAAACATACCAACATCTAATTTATAAATAATTTTACCTTTAATATTTAGTATATGAACTTTATAATTATCGGTATGAGTAACGCTTGATGTTCCAGAAGTTAAAGAAAAAAATATATCCATATCGTTCTTTACGTTATGTGGGTTTAGTTTTTCTTGTAAATAATCATATATGGGTTTAAACTCAGGTGTGTTTCCTACTCCTCTAATTTGAAAAATAGATTGTAGAATATATACATCAATGTAATTACTTCTTATTCTACTATCTAAATTATACCTATCTAAAAATAAAGAAAGTTTATTAAAATCAAACTCATCTTCGTTAATTTTTATAAAATTTTTATATAATAATTTTTCTTTCATATTGTATCATACATCATTATTTACTTTAATCCAACACATATTATTTTGATCAATATTTTGTTTATCTTCTTTATCTACAACTGTTAACGACCAGTTATATTTTTTTGTTAATTCTTTTGCTTTATTAAAACCAGAATTATAACTTTTTAATCCGTCAATAAAAATATACCCATTATGTTTAACATATTTACTTGACCACTTTAATAATTTTTCAACGTACTCTTTATTTCTTTTAAAATCAGAAAATACACAATCAACTTTTTGATTTAAAGAAATATTATTAAAATTAATATCTTCATTTATTGTTATCATTCTATTACCTAACTCATGTTTTTTTATTAAATTATTTAAAAATTTTTTATAATCATTAAAGTTTTTAAAGTGACTACCATTGTCATAAGTTATACACGAACCTTTGTTGTTTTCTTTCATAGCAACGGTAACAGCTAATGAAGTACAAGCTAAACCTGTACCAAATTCTACAAATAAATTATATTGTTGCATTTTAGTTAATGCGTAAAAAAACAAAGCGCTATCTTTAGTATTATATACGTCTCCATATTTGTTTAAATGGTTCAATAATTTTTTCATATTAAACTTTTAAAACAATATTCCCTGCAATAGATATTCTAGTTTTATTAGTATTATGAAATGGGTAAACAATGTGTTGTAATAAAGACGGAAATAAAACTACGGTCCCTTCATCTTTTTTATCTAGATGAAGTATGTTAGATAAATTTCTACCTATTATAGAATTATAATTAAATTCAAATATAGATTTTGATGGCAACCTCATCCAAATATTATAAGATAAAACCCCATCATGTTCATGCATTGGAATATACTCACCTTTTTTTTGATAATTTATCCATGGTCTTTGAAACTCTATAGGAAGGTTTTTATTTAATATTTTAATACCTTTTAAATAATTTGGATATTGTTTATTATAATAATCTACTACAGTAGACATAAAATTTTGTATTTTATCTAAATTATTTTTTACATAATAATGTTTTGCAACACCTGGTTCGGTGAGTCCAGAAAAAAATTCTTTTTTGTTTTTTATATTTAAACATTCTTTTAGTGCAGATGTATAAATATCTTGTGGTAATTTGGTTTTTATCAAACCATAATTAGGTAGTAGTATCTTCTCCATGATATAGTAAACCGTGTAGCAAATTAGAATTAAAAGCTATAACGGTTTTTCGTTTATTTGTTTTGTTAATTGCAGATCTGTGTGGTATGTACGCCGGAAAAGTTAATATGTCTCCCTCTGAAATTTTAGGTGTTTTTTTATTTAACAATTCTGTCTTAGCACTAACATCAGGTAACTCTAAATAATACACGTTTGCAAGTTGATGCCCTGCGTGATTGTGCCAGTCATGTTCACTTCCTTTTTTATATTGTTGAAACCAGCCATTTGTTATTTCCCATCGATGACAATTAAAGTCTTCTGCTAAAGATTGCATGTGCTCGCCAATATTTTCGTAAAACAAATCTAAATATTTTCTAGGATAATCTCTTGGTAAATACCAATCTGTATTATAAATAGACTCTTCTGTAGATTTAGGTATTTC